GCTTGAGCATCCGGCATAGTAGCTGGCGCATCGACAGTTCCATACAAAAGAGTCTCAAGCGCTGCAATTCTTGTCGCATCCATATGCCGTGTGTCAATTGTGATGTGAGCAGTTGGACGGTAACCATCTACATTAACAGGTACTGCTTGGATTGGCCACGAGAACTCAAGCGGATTAACTTCGCTGCCGATCGTGTCATAAGTTTTAGAAGAAGGCACGACACTCGCGTTATAGATTACATGAATCTTGTATGCAGCATCTTCCCCACTAATAGCATCAAAAACTCTAGTTCGATAGCTAAGACCGAATGAGTCTCCTATTTGGGAATTAAGATACATACCATCCGTAATCTCAAGTTCTCCAATAAGCGATGAGAACTCATCAGGATAAGTGTATGCTTTCAACACGCCCTTATACTCTTTAGGCTTTGGGAAATGCAGGAAAGGACGGCCGTCTACATAGTAAACGACCGCCTCCTCCCCGCCATCTTCTTCAACTGAGGTCAATCCGTTCCAGGGGACAGTAACTCCGTTGTTCAAATATAGAACACCTCTATCGATCCCTGTTTCGATCTGCCGATCTTCAATTCGATTCCATTGCAGCAGTCCATCAGGCTGCGGTGTTGGAGGTCCGTTAGCATCTCCCCCAGGAAACGTATTAGCGCCGGGGTATAGAGTACTAGAGGGATACGACATTTCTCACCCCTTTTCTTCGCTATTATTGAAAATCGGACTAGATCTTATCCAACGTGTGCGCCACCCAAGTAGCACCATCATAGACATATACGTCTGGGCCTACTGCCGGCGGTGCAGAGGTCATTGGAAAAATTGCCATAAGGCCGAAAGCACCTCTAGCAGTATTCCAACTAACAGTCGGAGCAAGAGCTGTAGCTACTGCTGTGATTTTATCGACAACAATATTGTTGCTAAATTCTTGTCGAACGGTAAAACCACTATCGACACTAGACCCGCCGCCGTTAGCAGAAGATTGTGAAACAACAGCAATTATGTAGCTATCTGGATTGGCTAGCACACCGGTTGATGTGAGCTGTCTGCTTGTAACTGCTGCATTGTTTGGAGTAGTAATTCCAGTAAATGGACTATCAATACCACTTACTTCAACAACATAAAGAGACTTGTTTGTAGCATCATCGCTACATGTGAAAACAACAGTGCTCTCGTTAGTCGCAGCTACTACTTTATATCCAATAATCAACTCCATACCAGTGCCAGCAAAATATGGCGAATTACCGATTTGAGTCCACCCTGCCGGCATTGTGACGGTTGAGGCGTTATTGTTGTCTTTCCAAACGCCAATAAGAATATTGCCTATTCCTGTTGCCCCTGGAAGGGTCACTGACACCGTAGGGTTACCCGCACTACTATGGCTATCAAATGCATCTTGCACTCTACTAATAGTCATAATAGTCTCCTACAAGTCTAGAACTACGACATCGGCGCCAACCTGCACGGTTGTGCCGTTCGGATAATACGTTTCAGAAGTAACATTAACGGCAATAGTCGCTGGACTAAGCGTGTTTGTCGTAATGGTTGCTGGACCTGAATTCCAAGTCTCAATGTCGTCTTGACGCCAAAGAAACAACTTTGCGCCAGCGCCATGCTTAACAACAAGATACTTAACGCCACTCTGAGCAATATCGATATTTACAGGAACAGTACCGCCGGAACCACCAGTAATACCATTCCAATCACCAATGTTAGTATATGCAGGCTTAGCCGACCAAGTAGACGGAGTTAGACTTGGTGTTTTAATAACGCCAAAATTAGCTTCTCTATTAACGCCGCTTGCGTCTACATCGTTTAGGAATTCATACTGACTTACTTTCCATCCTCTATAAGCATACTCAAGCCACATTTTACGAAGGTAAATATCGTGACCCCACAAACTGCTTGGGGCTGGAAGAGCACCGCCAGTATATGCAGAACTAGGAGTGAAGTACCCAGCTTCAGTACAAACAATTGGAAGATTTCCAAGATAACTCTTATACAAATCTCCAAAGTTATCAAGATTCCAAGTCGGGTGACTTCCTCGTGGGTAGAGGTGGAAGTTGATTGTGTCACAATACCCAGCTATTTGAGGAAGGAACTTGGCAGCGTCGGCATTGTGTTGGGTAATGTTTCCTGAATGCAGGTTTGGGTTACCTACTGCAATTGGGTTTAGACCCTGACCAGCTCTAGTAATATTCAAAGCTTGGATTCTGTTCCACAACTCTTTTTGGTGAGCAGCAGCAATCGCGTCCCAGTTACTTGGCAAAGTTCCAGTTCTAGCGTTGTTTACTTCGTTCTGACCATTCACCATCGTAACAGCGTTTCCCATAGCGTTGATCTTGGCGATCATGGTATTCCACTGTGTGTTGGTGTATGTGTTAAAAGGCTCTCCAATAGTAGTACCGTGTGTTCTAATTCCAAATCCATCATAAAGAGACTTGGCCCAGGCCATAATATCGTCGCCAACAGATGGGGTCACCTTATGAGTGATGAATCCTGGGGAATAATCAGTAAGCCACTTCTTGCCGTCAACCGTGGAGACCAGTTTGCCGTAAGTTGCCGTGCTATAGGTCGGGAACACCCTAGTTCCAAATGAGTAATGAAAGTCATCTCCCGACATAGCTGGGACAAGAGTAAGACCTCCTGGTGGGTTGACTACAGACCCTCCGCGCAAGGCTTTAAATGTTCCGTCAGCATACTTTTTATAAATATCAAGTTCAGCCATTATGGAACCTCGGGTGAGTGCATGTCATGTGTCAATGCGAAGCCCGGTGGAGTAGCACCACCAACCGCCCACATTCGAATATCATTGCGCGAGGAAGGACGAGTTGTGATGATGTTGTTATTGTAACGCCAGTCACCACTTACGTAATTAATTACGAAAACAACCCCCGGGGCAATTTTATCCAAACTCAACGTTCCGGAAATACCAGAAGAAGTGTGCGTATGGACAGACGCTGCCTTATCGGCCAGCAAAGTATCTACTGAACTTGAAAGCGCTGCAACAGCAGCAGTTACATAGTCTGCAACTCGTTTGATAGCGGGGACTCTGGTAAGATCGCTACCAGTAGTCATTTCTGCATCTGTAGCCAATTCCACAATGCCTGCAACAGTCTCAGATGCGGGAGCGCCACCACCGCCCAACCCAGAAATAGCAGTTGCTACATAGTCTGCAACTCGCTTAACAGACGGGGGGCGAGTAAGATCCGTTCCAGCAGTCATCTCAGCTGCTGAGGCCAATTCTACGTTACCAGTCTGAACTTCCGATGCGGCTCGAGCTCCCTCAGCAACACCCTGCTCGATGCGAATGAGTTCTGCTGCAGTGATTGGAGTCGCAACTGATGGTTCATCAGCCCAATCTAGCTTAGGCGTAAAGGGCATAATTGTTTTCCTTTCTATCCGGTTGAACCGGACGCAGCGCGCCGCTCGGCATTCAATCTACGGTACTGTTCTGCCTGTTGAGCTTTGCTCATTGGCTTGGGCTTAGTTTGTTTGATACCAGCAATTTTAACCAAGGTCATAAGACGATTCAAATGCCAGTTTTCAACCTCAAAAGGAATATTAAACTGCACTAGCCAATAATAGATCAGCTCTGAAGTGACAATCTCTCTAGTTGGCTTTTGGTTTTTATCCTCATTAAACCAAGTAGCAGACTGTTGATCGTTGATGTATTCGGTAATAGCCTCAACATCACTTCGTGAAAGTCTATTAAGGAAATCGTCAGGTACATTTTCTGTAAGAAGCATGAGCTTAATGTACTCTGCTGTTTCTTCGTGCGTCTTAGCTTCTTTAGCAAAGAATGGTTTCTTGTACTTTGACTCCCATTTTGACAGAGAAACTAGAGAATGCTCAAAACAGAGCTCAACGGTATCTGACTCGTCGTCGGTAGCTGATAGACTAATAGTGAGCATTCTCCAGTCTCCCCTCCATCAAATGGTTTAGTAGTTGAACACCCAGTCCACATCGCCAGTGAGGATGTAGCCGGCTGCGGCGTGGGCCGTAACCTCTGAAGTCTCCCCAATGGACATGGCAGGCTGAGCACCAGACGAAGCGTCGACGCCGTTGATCTTCCACGTCACACCAGTGACGGCAGGAAGCGTAACGACATGCGTGCCACTGCTGTACGAAGGCTGGTTGGCGAAGTCGCCCATGTCAACCGTAGTGAGACCGCCAGTGAGCAGCGTAATCACATCAGCCGGCGAAGGAAGCTGCGGATTGCCAGACTCGCCATAAAGCGTGTCCTCAAGAGATGCGAGATTCGTCGCATTGACCTTCGTCGAATCGATGATAAGCTGCGACGTCGGCTTAAGAGAACCGCCGGCAGCAACCGGAGTGGTCGAAACCTCCCATGAGAAGGTAATCGCCTCTGGCGAGTCATTGATCGTGGCGTACGCCTTCTCCGAGGGAGAAGCAGTAGCACCATAGATCAGGTGGAGCTTGTAACCGTAGTCGGATCCATCAATGTCGTTACCCAGAGCAGTTCGGTAGCAGAAACCAAACGTCTTGCGAGACTGCTGACCAACGGCAATACCTGGAGACGGCGATGCGACTCCATCAAACTGCAAGAACTCATCTGGGTACATGTAGGCCTCGATCGTTGCGCCAAATTCCTCGGCAGATCGAAGGTCCAGGTACTTAATGTTGTCGGCATACAACGCAGTAGCCTCAGCACCCGAAGGTGACTCGGTAACTGTGGTGAGACCATTCCAGGCCACACCATCGGTGTAATCGCCGCTCCCATCCGGGATGAAAAGAACACCGTGGTCAACGCCCGTTTCATACAGACGCTCCCCGGTGTTATCCCAAGTAAGTCGGGCCATTCTAATTCCTCCTAGTAATAGATCGAGAAGACGTCATGGTTGAGTCCGGACGTCACAAAGTGGCGACTAAATGCGCTTAGTGGAAATTCTGAAAGCGCGTCAATCGGATCACCGTCGGGGTTTTGATCGATGTACGTGACTTGATAACGCTGTCTGATGTTGTACGCGATGTTATCGCTTCTTTTGACAGATTGGTTATCACGTTCATAGACAATGCAGGGATACTGCATTTGTCGGTCGGGAGGCGGTTGGAAATATACGTTGGATGATCCCAACAATGCTACAAGAGCATTATGGAACAACAACCGCTGGGATAGGCCCATTATACACACCTCCCAAT